TGACCCGGGCCTGGACTCTGGCGACCCGATGGTGTTGATCCGGGCCTGGGTGGCAATCAAGCCGGCCGAAGTGGTGCCGGGGCGCCTGGCCTACGGAAGCGGTAAGCCATATTCGCTGGACAGCAGCATGCGTTACGCAAGAGACCGGTTGCAAAGCATGCGTATGCCCAGCCCGGTCAGCATGTCCAGCAAGGTCCAGTACAGCCCGGAGTTTGCGTAATGAAGTCCATCTTCCCTGTGTTGATCTCGCTCGTACTCGGCGCATCCCTTTGGCTTTGGCAGGTGGAGTCCTTAGCGTACGCCGAGAATTTGGTGGTGTTCTATGCCTCTGCATTGACCATCGCCGGGTTGCTTGTGCTGTCGGTGGCGCCTGCAAAGAAAAAAGGAGTTGAGCAGCCCCGTTGGGTGCGCGGCCTGACCAGACTCTCGAACATTGTCACAGTGATCGTTCTGGCGGCTAACGCGTACTTCTTCATTGCCGGCTTGTTTGCCTTTGTACTTCTGGTCTTCTACGCGCGAGACGAGGCCAGAAGAGAAGAATCGGCGGCATAGATGGCAGACCTAATGCGGTGGCAGATGGGAGACCCGGCCAAGGTCTGCGAGCGGATGCAGGAGATGCGCCGCAGACCGCCGAAGCCGCGGTTAACCCGGAAAGAGCTTGCAAGACAAGGATTGGAGCAGCTATTCAGCGAGGATCACATGACGAAAGACGAAAGCGAACAACTGGAAGAACTGCTCATGACCTGGTACCACTGGGCCAAGGCGCATCGGGAGCATTTGGGGCATAGACGAGTGGCGCCGGGATTCCAAGGCGTGTCCGACATGGACGCCTACGGGGATGACGACGACACCGACGCGAAGCTGAACCGGTATGTGGCGGAACAGGTGGACGTGTGCCTGAGTACGCTGCCGGTTGACCTGCGCGCCGCTGTCGGGGTCAGCATGCGCAACAAGGACGTGCCGAATCAGGTATTCCGCAACCCGCGGTGCAGCCTGGAGGAGCAGCAGCACCGGTACCAAGCAGCTAAGGAGCAACTGCTGCCCATGTTGCGCAAGCGAGACATGATAAAGGTGATTGCGTGAGGGGTTGCAATCTCTGACCTAGCTCACTATGCTCGGTATCCAAGTGGACGGCGCTCGTCCATAGGAAACGAAGCCTCGGCACCTGCCGGGGCTTTTTGCTTTGGAGCATCTGTGTTCATTACCAAGAAGCAGGCGCTGGCCGCAGGTATGACGCACCATGGCTCCATCTATGGCGTTCCGGCATGGGTGCGAGAGACGGACGATGGCGTAGATGGCGCCCCGAAGTTCGCGCCCGCAGTAGTGTGGTGCTGGCTCTGCGACAAAGTCTATGATCTGGCCACTTACTTCATGCCGGCCGATGCATTCATTGAGGCACCGCTGAGGGTTGGGCGCCCGATTCTAGAGGGCGAGAATTGAACCCGCCCGCATCGAAGGCCCCGCCACCACCACACGATTGGGATGGACCCAGGCCGTCCCAGCTTGACCGCATAGAAGCCAAGCTAGACGCTCTACTAGAAGCTCTGGCAGATGAAGGCGAAGAGATTGAGAGGCCGGAACTCACGCTGGATGGCGAGGCAGTAGGCGGCGAGCGGGACGATTCCCAGCCGCTATGAGCTACGGGAAGGGAAGAGGAGGACGGCCATGGCGCCGCCTTCGAGATCAGATCATGACCCGCGATGGGTACATGTGCCAGTGCGAGAACTGCAAGGGCGTGAAGCTCATCGCACACGAGGTAGATCACATCAGCAACAAGAGGGATGCAGCGGGCAATCTGAACGATGACCCGAGCAACCTTAGGGCGATGCACCGAGACTGCCACGCCGAGAAGACCAAGCGCGAGGCGAACCAGGGCCACAAGCCCAGGGCCGCAGTAGGGTTGGACGGGTGGCCGCAGGGGCATAGGGTGGGTCGGAAGTCTGGCCCCTTTTAGCTGGACACCGGCCGCTCAGCTCTTTTTTCATAAACGTCCAGAAAAAACGGGACACTGTAAGGATTGAAATGGGCACTCGGGGCCGTAAGTCGACGTCAGAAATGACCGTCGCGGCCCAAGTTGCGCCCGTGTTCAGCACGGACCGCCTACAAGCGCCGGTGCATATGACGGATGCAGAAAGGTCAGTGTGGCTGGAGGTGGTCAACGATCAGCCAGCCAACGCTTTCACCCCGACGCATTCGCCACTACTGGAGCAGTACTGCCGTCACGTGGTACAGGCTCGTTTGATCGCCGACGAGATCATGAGCTTTGACCGCGCTTGGTTGGCAGATGACGACGGGCTCAAGCGCTACAACCTTCTGTTGACGATGCAGGAGCGAGAAGGCCGGGCGGCGTCGTCCCTGGCCACGCGCTTGCGTATCACGCGGCAGGCTACGGCTGACCCAAAGACAGTCGGCCGGGCAAACAGCAGGCAAGGTAAGGCAAGGAAGCCGTGGGAACTGGTCGAAGACTGACCCGCGGCGAGCGCAACATAGCCTGGATCGAAGCGACTTGCCGGATCCCTGAAGGCAGGTTCGTCGGTAAGGCTGTCACGCTGACCAAGGCGCAAAAAGGCTGGATTCGCGCGATTTACGACACGCCGACGCGGATGTTCATCTTGTCGATGGCGCGCAAGAACGCGAAGACGGCTACCGCGGCGTTCCTCCTGCTACTGCATACGTGTGGACCTGAGGCACGGCCCAATAGCCAGCTGTACAGCGCGGCTCAGTCGAGGGAGCAGGCGGCCATCCTGTTTGCCTTGGCCGCCAAGGTGGTCCGCATGTCTCCTCAGCTGAGCGAGTATGTGGTGATCAGGGATACGGCGAAGCAGTTGTTTTGCCCCGAACTGGGGACACTCTACCGGGCGCTATCGGCGGAAGCCAGTACAGCATACGGGCTGTCTCCGGTGTTCACGGTACATGACGAGCTGGGCCAGGTTAAAGGGCCGCGCTCTGAGCTGTACGAAGCGCTGGAAACTGCATCGGCTGCTCAGGAGGCACCGCTGTCGATCATCATCAGCACCCAGGCGCCGACGGATGCGGACCTGTTGAGCTTGCTGATCGACGATGCCAGGACCGGGGCCGATCCTAGGAACAAGGTGGTGCTACATAGTGCGCCGCTCGATTCGGATCCTTTCAGCGAGGACACGATCCGGTTAGCGAACCCGCACTACGACGAGTTCATGAACAAGGAAGAAGTGCGGCGGCAGGCGGCGGATGCCAAGCGCATGCCAAGCCGGGAGGCTTCATACCGCAACCTTATTCTGAACCAGCGTGTGGAGGCGAGCAACCCGTTTATCTCCCGTACGGTCTGGGAGGAGAACGGCGCGCCGCCCGAGAGTTTGGAGGGCAAGGCGGTCTACGGCGGTCTGGACCTGTCCAGCGTGTCGGACCTGACTGCCCTGGTCCTTGTATCGGATGATGGCGACGTCGAGTCGACGTTCTGGCTGCCTAGCGAAGGGCTCGCCGAGAAAGCCCGGAACGACAGGGTGCCGTACGACGTCTGGGAAGACGAAGGTCTGTTGCAGACTACGCCCGGCAGGGCAATTGAATACGAGTACATCGCGCATTACCTGCGGGATGTCTTTGACAGGTATGAGATAAGGGCGCTTGCCTTTGACCGCTACAACATGCGGTTTCTCAAGCCGTGGCTGGAACGCGCAGGGTTCACCGAAGACGAGTTAGAAAGATTCGTGGAGTTTGGCCAGGGCTTCGTATCGATGAGCCCGGCCATCCGCGAACTGGAAGCCCGGCTGCTTGCGAAGAAGCTTAGGCACGGAAAGCATCCGGTGCTGACGATGTGCGCGGCAAACGCGGTGGCGGTCTCCGACCCTGCTGGCAACCGGAAATTCACCAAATCGAAAACGTCCGGCCGGATCGACGGCATGGTGGCGCTCGCCATGGCGGTGGGGGTCATGCCGAACGAGACGGAGGACGACGGCGATTTTGCCGACTTTATCAGGGACCCGATCATCGTATGAAAACCAAGGCAAAGCCCGGCCGAGTCAAGGCCGCGCTCTTGAACTGGCTCGGGGTCCCCATCAGCTTGACCGATGAGGCGTTCTGGTCGCAGTTCGGAGTGACTACGGCAGGGCAGCAAGTCAACGAAAGGACCATTCTGCAGTTGTCGGCCGTCTGGGCATGCGCCCGGTTGGTTTCCGAAACGATTTCGACGTTGCCCCTGGGCGTGTACGAGCGCACACCTAGCGGTCGTGTGCCGGCCGAACGGCATCCGCTTTACACCCTGATTCATTCCCGTCCCAGCGCGGATACGACCGCGACGGTGTATTGGGAGGCGAAGATCGTTTCCATGCTGCTGCGTGGCAATGGATTCTCGGAAAAAAAGTACATCGGGAACCGCCTGGTAGCGTTGGAGTTTCTGATCCCGTCTCGGCTCGCCATCTCGAGCGATTCGAACGGCAATCCTCGGTACCGCTACACAGAGAAGAACGGTAAGCAGAGAGAGATTCCCGCAAGTCGGATTTTCCGGATCCCGGGCTTCACTCTTGATGGGGATTGGGGGCTGAGCGCGATTGAGTATGGCGCCGGCGTCTTCGGTTCCGCGTTGGCCGCATCTACTGCGGCAAACAGCACCTTCGAGAAGGGCTTGGCGCCGACAGTGGCGTTCACAGTAGACCGAGTACTGAAGAAGGAGCAGCGCGAAGGGTTCCGAGAGACCGTCAAGAAAATTAGCGGAGCGCTTAACGCCGGCGAATCTCCAGTACTTGAAGCGGGCATGGATGCCAAAACTATCGGCATCAATCCGACCGACGCCCAATTGCTAGAGTCGCGAAACTTCAGCGTGGAGGAGATTTGCCGTTGGTTCCGCGTTCCGCCGCACATGGTCGGCCACACAGCCAATTCGACGAGCTGGGGAACAGGTATCGAGCAGCAGATGATCGGATTCCTGACGTTCACGCTTCGGCCCTGGCTGACCCGTATCGAGCAGGCGATCAACAAGGACCTTCTGTCCCCTGCCGACCAACTTCGTTACTACGCGGAATTCAGCGTCGAGGGCCTGTTGAGAGCGGATTCCGCCGGTCGCGCTGAGTACGAATCGAAGATGGTCAACAACGGAATTATGACCCGCGACGAGGTGCGCCGCCTTGAGAACCTGCCTCCGATGGGCGGGAATGCAGATGTGCTTACGGTACAGACCGCCCTTGTTCCGATAGATCAACTGGGCAGCGCCCAAACCGTCACCCAGGAGTAGACCTCATGCCCCGAAATCACCTTCCGGTAGCGCCGGAGGGGCGCCCCTGCGCGGGCGTCCGATACGACCTGTCGCCCAAGGCTCTGGACCGCTGGAACCCCGGCATCAAGGCCGCTTCAGACGAAGAAAACACGATCAGCGTTTTTGACGTTATCGGGCAGGATTACTGGACGGGTGAGGGCGTCACGGCAAAGCGGATCGCCGCCGCCCTGCGCTCGATGGATGGCAAGGACGTTACGGTCAACGTGAATTCGCCCGGGGGTGACATGTTCGAAGGCCTGGCGATTTACAACCTCCTTCGCCAGCACAAGGGCGACGTGACCGTGCGGGTGCTTGGCGTAGCGGCGTCGGCAGCCTCGATCATCGCCATGGCAGGTGACCGAGTTGAAGTCGCTCGCGCTGGCTTTCTGATGATTCACAACTGCTGGGTGATGGCGGTCGGGAACCGGCATGACTTCCGGGAAGTGGCAGACACGATGGAGCCGTTCGACCAAGCCATGGCCGACATCTACGCGGCTCGGACGGGCGACACGCTGGAGTCCATCCAGTCGTTGATGGACGCGGAAACGTGGATCGGTGGTACCGATGCCGTATCCCAAGGGTTTGCTGATTCCCTGCTTTCGTCCGACGAGATCGCACAAACCGAACAAACAGCGAGCGCCGCAGCCGTGCGGCGTATGGAAGCCGCGCTGCGTTCCTCGGGCATGCCCCGAAGCGAAGCTATGCGGCTTATCAGCGAATTCAAGACCAGCCTGCGTGATGCGGCTGGCGGCGGTGGGCGCGATGCCACCGAACGCGGCCTGAGCGAATCAGCCGCTTCTGAAGCAGCCGCACTCGCGGCATCCCTCATCAAATCCGTATAAGGAAACATCATGAGTCTCGAAAAAGACATTGAAACCATCACCGCAAGTCTGAAGCAGGTCAACGACCAACTGAAGACCAACGCGGAAGCTGCCCAGAAGGAGATCAAGGCTCACGCCCAGATGTCCGAAGAAACCAAGGCGAAGGTCGACCAACTGCTGGTCGCGCAAGGTGAGCTGCAAGCGCGTCTGCAAGCAGCGGAACAACTGGTCGTCAAGCTGCAAGACGGCGGCAGCGCTGCTCATCCCGCCTCGATGGGCGAAGAGTTCATCAAGGCGGACGGCTTCGAAGCGTTCGCGATGAAGGCCGCCGGTGGCATGAAGGGAAGCTTTTCCGTCCCCGTCAAAGCGGCCATCACCAGCCTCGACACTTCCGCTGGCGAACTGATCCAACCGACCCGCGTCGGTCTGATTCAGCCCGTTCAGCAGCGCCTGTTCCTGCGAGACCTGTTGTCGTGGGGCCGTACCAGCTCGAACAGTATCGAGTACGTGCGTGAGACGGGTTTCACCAACAACGCCAATGTGGTGTCGGAGAATCCCACCAATCCCAAGCCGGAATCGGACATCACGTTTGAACTGGACACGGATCCGGTCGCGACCATCGCTCACTGGGTGCGTGCCTCCCGCCAGGTCCTGTCCGACGCGGCCATGCTGGCCAGCTATATCGACGGGCGCCTGCGCTACGGTCTGAAGCTGAAGGAAGAAGCGCAGCTGCTCAAGGGTTCCGGTGTTGGCCTGAACCTGAACGGCATCTATACCCAGGCCACGAACTACGTCAATCCGGGCGTGACGGTCCAAGCGGAAACCGCTATCGACCGTCTGCGCCTGGCGTTGCTGCAGGTGACTCTGGCCGAGTTCGATGCAGACGGCATCGTCCTCAGCCCCATCGATTGGGCCGCTATCGAACTGACCAAGACCACGGACAACGCGTACCTGTTCGCCACTCCCCGCGGCTTGGCGACCCCCGGCCTGTGGGGCCGCCCGGTTGTTGCGACCCAGGCCATGACCGCCAGTGACTTCCTGGTTGGCGCTTTCCAGCAGGGTGCCCAAGGCTGGGATCGTGAAGACGTTTCGGTGACGGTTTCGACCGAAGACCGCGACAACTTCGTGAAGAACATGGTCACGATCCTGTGCGAAGAGCGCGTGGGCCTGTCGGTCTACCGTCCGGAATCCTTCGTCAAGGGCGACTTCGACGGGCTGCCGGCCTCGGCCTAAGGCGGCGGGGGCTCCGGCCCCCGTCCTTCTGGAGAACACGATGGTTACGGTTACTGCGCGGCAGTCCTTCGATCACGATGGAAAACGGATGCCGGGTGATCAATTTGAGGTCAGCGACCACCATGCCAAGCAATTGGCCGGCAAAGGGCTGATCTATTCACCGAATGGCGATACCACTGACCCTCAAGAGGCCGCTGGCGAACCGTCGTCTGCATCGCAAGCGGCCCAAGCCTCACGGCAGACGACTGCGAAGCGGTCCGGGCGTGGAGGTCGGGCTCGAAAGACCGCGGTGTAATCGTCACCAACACCACTTTTCAGTTGGCTCCATGGGCTGATGTCCTGTACGCCATGGACCGCGTTTGGTGGAAAGAGTACGGGGACGAGGCCCAAAACAGCTTTTCCGGTGAGCTTTGGGCGCCATTGACCGGAATCCGGGGCGTTCGGAAAGCGTCTTTTGACTACGGTAAGAATTCCGGCCTGGGGGCCATTTCGTTGGCTGCGCATTGGGGTGCGCAGCGGATCATCTTGATTGGCTACGACTGCCAAAAGACCGATGGAAAGGCGCACTGGCATGCGGACCATCCCAATGGGCTTGGCAACGCCGGCGCCGTTGATAAGTGGCCGCAGCAGTTCGCGGATCTGGCCAAGCGTCTCAACGCTGAGGTGGTGAATGCCTCCAGGGTAACGGCGTTGGAATGTTTCCCTCGGGCGAGCTTGTCTGATGCCTTGAAGCAGCAGACGAAAGCGCCGCTCTTCATCCAGGGGATGCATGGTCTTGGCGACAACTTGCACCAGCGGTCTGTAATGAGGCAGCTGAGCCTCGATCACGAGATCTGGCTTGAGACGCCCTGGCCTTGTCTGTACCACGACATGCCGGGAGTTAATTTGGTCGGGAAGGGTTCGAAGTTGCGGACCCAGGCCAAGAATGCGGCGCGTGAGCGAGATCGATTTACCGCAAGGCCCGTACCGAGAAGCGCAAAGCGGCTGGAAGTTAAGTATCCGCCGGAGGCTGTGCGTCGGCATGGATCGGTGTTAGCCGCCATGTCAAGCCAGTGTGGTGTGGAGCCGGGAGAGTTTCGGTTACCCATTCCTGAAGCATGGCGGGTCAGGGCGGGTGATCTGGTTCGCAAGTGGAGTCCCGACCGGCCGCTGATGATCTACCGCCCGCTGGTCGAGCGGACCGAGTGGGGGGGCTGCCGCAATCGCAACCCAGATCATGCGGCATATGCCGACCTGTTTCGGAGTGTCCGCGAGCGCTTCTTCGTGGTGAGTGTCGCGGACGTGGCGCCCGGGAAGGAGTGGATTGTTGGAGAAAGGATAGACGCCGACGTGGAACTGCACGCCGGTGAGTTGGACATTGAGGTCCTTGCCGCGCTGGTTGCGCAGTCGGCCCTCGTATACACCGCGCCAGGGTTCGCAGTCATCCTGGCGCAAGCGGTGGGGGTGCCCTCGGTGGCGGTGTTCGGTGGCTATGAGAACTCGCAGTCGTTCTCAGCCGGTGCATCGCAGGCGCCGTACCTGGGGATTGATCCCATAAAACCGTGCAACTGTTTCAGCCATACACACAGGTGCGAGAAGCGCATCGACATGGTGAGCGCCAAGCGCCGCCTTTTGGAGTTTGTGAATGCGCATTGTCCGCAACAGGGAATCAGTCCGGCTATCGCCGCGTAGTTACGATGCCAAGGGTCTGCCTACCGAGTATTTCAACCTGGGAGAGCTGGACGTTCTTCTGAGCCTGATGGAATCGGTAAACGCGGAGGTCGTCATCGAGTTCGGCGTGAACAGCGGGCGCAACCCCGCGGCGGTATTCCGGAACCTCGCATCGGTGCGCCGCTACGTCGGCGTCGATGTGGCGCCGGGCTACCAAACGGTCATGCCGGTCCAGCGCCGGGAAGTGCTGCGCAACCCGGGGCACTTGGTCAAAGACGATCCGCGGTTTGAGTTGATTGTCCGACCGAACGGCAGTTTCGATCTGCGCCCGAGCGATCTGCCGCAGGCTGATGCAATCTTTATCGATGCGGACCATTCTCGCGCCGGAGTGCTGAATGACTACGCGCTGGCGCTGAAAGTGATTCGCCCTGGTGGAATCATCATCTTCCACGATGACAACTGTAGGCCGGTTGTAGAAGTGACGCAGACGCTCAACGAGCTTTGCGACAACGGTGCCGATATCAAGCACGTGGAAGGAACCTGGATCTCCTATGAGCGTCATTGATCTTGAGACCGCCAAGCAGTTTCTGGACGTCATCCATAGCGCGGATGACGCCAAGCTGCAGATGCTGCTTGATGGCGCCGAGCGGGAGGCGCTGGACTTCATGAACCGAAGCGAGTTCCGGGCGGAGGAATGCAGTAGCGAGTCTTCGAGTGAACCAGAGGTGATGCCTGACAGTGTTCGCCTTGGCGTTCTTCTTCTGCTCCAAGCTGCCTACCAGGCCACGCCGGACGACGCGGCGAAGCTGCGTGCCGCGGCTGAGGTCAAGCTGATGCCGTACCGTTGTTACATGGGGGTGTGATGCTGGCCGCACGACTACGCCACCGCGTCACCTTTCAGGAGCAGGTAAACAGCCAAGATCCGGTAACGGGCGCTGTGTCGCTTACGTGGGAGAACGTCTGGCTCGATTCCACCACGGAAATGAAGGACGTCCCCGCTGAGGTTCTGACCGGTCCCGGGCGGGAATGGGTGGGAGCCGGCACGATCAACGCCGAGCTTTCGGCCCGTATCAACCTGCGCTGGTTCCCAGGCTTGCGCCAATCCTGGCGCATCCTCTGGGATGGTCGGGTCTACAACATTGAGTCCATGGAAACAGACGCGACTGCTAGACGGGAATGGCGGCTGCGCTGTGTCGACGGGCCTAGCGAGGGGCTATGAAGGTCGAAGTCAATCTTCGAGGCGTTGATGGCGTGATTGCCACGCTAAAGAGCCTACCGCCAGAGATCGTGTCAAAGCGCGGTGGCCCGGTGAAGCTCGCGTTGGCCAAAGGCGCCAGGCTGATTCGCGACGAGGCCAAGAAGAACCTGCGGCGCGCTATCGCCATGAACGGCGACGAATCGACGGGTCTGCTTGAGAAGAACGTCATTTCCAGCCGAGGCAAACCGCCCAGCACCGGAAAAGGCGAGCGGTATTTGGTCCGAGTGCGTCGCAAGACTTATCCGGGCAAGACCGGCAAGCCGGTGACGACCCGGGCGACGGCGAGCTTCTTGGAATACGGGACCGAAGATCAGCCTGCCACCCCATGGCTGCGACCGGCAGTGCGCCACCACGGGGAAGCAGCGATCAACGTTATCACGCAGGACCTGAACAAGCGAATTGACAAGGTGGTCGCCGAGCTTGGCGCCAAGAACCGGAACAAGTGATGCTCCCCGCCGTATTCCAGACCCTTCAGACGCCCGCCGTCCTGGCAATTGTTGGAGGCACGCCCGTTCGCATCTTTCGCCACGGTGCAGCGACCCAGGACACTGAGAAACCCTATATCACGTGGTTCGAGGTAACAGGGCAGCCGTATGACCAATTGAGCGGCACGCCTTGTGGCGACTTTGACAGCGTGCAGATTGACTGCTGGTCCAAGTCGGATCTACAGGTTGAGCAGTTG